CATTGCTGTTTTCCATATTTGAGTAATACCATACTGAGTACTATATGGTTGGTCTTTCCATGTTTCAGGATATCCACTTCCTTCTGAATGTGCAGTTCCTACAACATAACATCTATCTTGCTCTAAAGTATCTGCTATAGATGAACCAGATATGTCAGTACCTTGGTCCATGTCAGCAGGAGCTGTCAAATATTGTGCATTTGCTGTTGTTTCAGGTATCTTAACTACTGTACCAGACACTTCAACCATATCAGGATTGTTAGTAGAGGTTACTAAAGCACTATTACTAGAATGACCAGCCGCTACATAACTACCACCTACTTCATATTCAGTAACACTGGATATTTTAACAAGCATATATCCTGCTACAGAACCACCTGCAGATGCTGAACAAGGCACTTTAATTATCTGGTCTTCCAAGAAAAACTTAGGCATTGTACCAGATTGCCCTGCTTGGATTTTTGTACTTGAGTTTCCATAAATATTCTGTAAATTGCCAGAATTTTTATAGTCTGTTATAAAACGCAATGAGATTGAATTACCTACAGCTTTAGCTGCACCTAAATCACTACTTGATACCCATGCACCTGAATTATTTAAAGCAGCAGCTACATAAGCATATCTTTTGTGGTACGAACCTCTTTTTTCAGTAAATTTGAAAGAAGGGTCGTCCGTTGGTTTTTTACTTACTTTGCTCACAAAACGAAAAAATGGGTCTTGTGCTATTGCTAATTCTGAAACTCTGTCGCCAAAG